TCAACTTTACCATAAGCCAAATACAATGAAAGAGCAATTGTAAAAATGCCTTCAATTACATCACCTTCGTTTAATTTAGCCAATTTACAACTCCGAAAAGTTTATAGAATTATTGAAATTTATATCTGGTTCAAACTCAAAAAATTCAATAATTCTTTGAATTCCTCCTTTTAGCAATTCTAAAACTTTTTCAAAAAGGCTTTTAATAAATTTTTTTACTTTTTCATAAATGCCAGTAATAATATTTTCTGTTAAAAACATTTTATCATATATTTCAAATTCTTCTTGAAGTTTTTTTGTTACTAATCCAACAACACTCCAATAATTGTATTTTCCTGTTTTTTCTCCACTTAGTTTTTGAGAACCTGATTTGAAACGACATTCTACACTTGCGGCATCTGTAATTTTTTTAATGTATACTTTATTATTTGTTTTTACCAACTTATTATTTTCTCCCTTCAAATCGGTATTTAAAATCCAAGAAGCTTTTGCTATTGTAGGACCAAATTTAGTATCACCACTCATAGCTTCATATACGAAATTGCGTTTAAAATCTTCGTTTTTGTTAAATAAATCCTTTAACATCTCTTTAACTTCGTGATTAATTTTATCTGCTTTTTTAAGAACTAAATCTTTGCCACTTTTTAATGACTGTTCAACTGTTCCACTTTTTGTTAACGAAACGTCACTAATTCGATTTAACTTATTATAGATTTGTTCTGCTAATTTGTCAGTTTGAACGCTTGGCGTTTTTAATGCTGCTGCATAAAAAGTTGCTTTTGATTCGTTTTTTCCACCAGACATTAATTGAGCCTGGCCCGTTTTTAAAGAAATTGTGTAATTTCCAATTACTATATCAGTTTTAGGTGTCTTTGTTGCAGGTGGCACTTTATTTGGATACCAAAATTTTGACCATTCTTCAGTAACTTCAACGCCTTTATTTTCCAATTTGTAGGCATTTTTGCCAACAACACCTTGGGTTTTAAGAAATTTAACTATGTTTTTTCCCGCAGTAGGACTAATTTTAGTTGCAGGAGGAGCGGGTGAATTGTTCCATGCAGCAACAATGATTGCTTCCATGGCTGCACCTTCAGTCTTTGCCTCAGATATATATTGCTCAGATATATATTGCTTAAATTTTTTCATAGGTTCTCCAACAAGACACTTCTTATTTATGTCAAGAAGTTATTTAGGGCACCTTTGTTCATATATCCTACCACAACTATCGGATAATATCAAGTTCTTTGTCGCCTGTCCAGACTTCAATCTCCTGTCTTAGGCGACCTTCAATCTTCAGCGTATCATATCTTGTCTGAGCCTTCTTCTTCCACCACTCTATAATCGATTCCAGGTAGTGTTTATTATAGTTTTCTTTGTCTGGAATTAACTTGTCTGTTCTTCCCATGACCACATCGGCAAAGTTACTGAATCCATAGTTGGAGGCATAGTATCTTTTCTTTTCGGTCAAAGACAAAGCATTTTCAATCGTCTTTTTGAATTTCTCACCTTCAGGCGTGTCTTTGAGTGCGACCTTTGTCATTGAAATAATGGCATTGGAAATCTTCAGTTTACGAGAGGAAGCATCGGCAGGAACAAACTCACCAACAATACTCTCAACATACTCTTTCAAATCATCGTAAGGTTTACCATGCATCATTGGAAGAAAATTACTGTCTGTCAGACCTTTGAATCGTAGGTAAGGTTTCATACCATCATATTGTGACGATGATTTGGAACTACCATAGAGACTGGTTGTTTCGAATAAACAAGTATTCATATTATACTTCTTATTCAACATTTCACGGATTTCATGCGAACAACAAATCGCTGCCAACAACTTACCACCAAGGTAATTGAAACCAAATGGTTGTGCAGGAACAATTACAAAGCCCATAATTGAGGTGTGATTAAATGCTTTTGCAGATTCAGGTGTTTGTGTAAATACACCACCAAGAATTTCATTGCGAGGTTTCATATTGATAACAGGAGAACCTAGACGAATAAAACCAACCCACTTCTTTGTTTTCTTCTCTAAGATTGCCAACCTTAAACAACGACCAGGAATACTGGTCATATTTGAGTGACTAGAAATCATATTCAAATAAATGTCCCAAGTATCTTGTGGCAATTCTACAAGTTCAAACTTCATATCATTTGGGTTGATTGTAAAATCTGAGAACAAATCATCTTCAGGTCCCATGCCAAGGAGACCAGTTGGTCTTTCTGATAGACTGTTTAGTTTTTGGTCACGAATGTAATCATCGATTCTTTCAAATCGGTCAAAATAATTTGAGAATACATTCGCACAATGTATCGCTTGTTCTTTTGTCAAACTCATACTTTAATGCCATCAAACTTTGAACCTAAACTTCTTTCACGATTACCAAATGTATTCAATGGTGGTGTATCATCTTGCCCAGCATCAATGATTTCATCTTGTGCAGATTGTTCGGTATCATATAAACGCATCTTTGGTCGGTCAACACCAACAACAAATCGCTTGTAATAGTTCGGGTCAGAGTATCGATTTTTCAATTGTTTGACAAGTATTTGATTTAGGCCTTCAAGTTCTTCATTGGTCACAAGTGCAAACATAAAATCGGCAGTTGCAGGCAAACCAAACGATTCCGAAGTATCTTCAAGACCAGGATCCGAATTACTGTAACCAGAGCGAGTTGTTTGTGTCGCACTTACAACGGGCAATGCAAACTCAACGGCAAGACCACGAAGTTCTTCAGCAATCGATTTAATATAGGTATAACTGTTCACATTACCACCAGGTTTGATTCGTGCTGATGAACAAATGTTTAGATAATCAATAAAGATGATATTTGGTCTAAAATTCTTCTTCAATCTCAATTCACCCAACAAAGCTCGAAAATGCAGAGCCGAAGCGCTTGCAGTTGGATATTCTTTAATGATAAGTTTACCTTGCGTCTTTGATTTCAATACATCAAATTTTCTTTCATAATCACTACGACTGATTGTTTGCAGTTCATTCAAATCAATATTCAATAAATTAGCGTCAATTCGTTCCGCAATTTTTTCTTCGGCCATCTCAAGCGTAATATACAATACATTATGCCCTTGGCTGATACAACTTGCAGCAACATGACACATGAACAATGATTTACCAACACCAGTGCCTGCAAGTGCGATATTCAAAGTTTTAATCGGTAGACCACCTTTTGTAATCTTGTTGAAAATATCAAGGTCAAAACGAACACGGGTTTCTACTCTGTGATAGAAATCATATCGCTCCTCATAATCTTGCATGTAATCGTGACCAACATTACTGTCAAACGATACGCCAAGGGCATCTGCAAGTAGTTGTGGAATTTCACCTTTTGATTTGATGCCTTTTTTGTCATCAAGAATCGATACAGATTCCATGATGGCATTGTAAATGGCCTTATCTTGGCAAAACTTTTCGGTTTGTTCTGTTATCCATTGCAACTCAACCTTTTCACTTTTGTTTTGGTCAAGTTCTTTTAACAGTTCGATTGAATTTTTTACCTGTTGGTCGGTAAGATTTGTTTTTTCGTTGAAATTGATTACAAGAGCTTCATATGTCGGAAGATTCTTGTATTTATTTACAAAGTCATAGATTTCTTTGAAAACATTTTTCTCATTTACATCTGAGAAATAATCAGGTTTTATAAATGGTAATACTTTTCTGGTATATTCTTCATTATAAATTAGATTTTTCAGTATCGATAATTCTAAACGATTCATCATCTATCTCTTTTTCTTTTTTAAAGACATTATTATCAAAAATTGACACCAGAATGTCAACCATAAGTGTATCAAATTTTTTATTATTGTGCAAGTCTTTCAGTTTAAAACTACCTTCATGGTCGATAAAATAATCGAATGTGATTCTTGCTTTTTCTTCTTCTATAACTTCAACTTTGCCATAGTGATAAACAACACCTTTAAATTTTCCACTTAGAACACGAATGGCAGAAATTCTTTCTGCACCATCCATGTCTAAGAACTCATAGTCTTTACCTTCTTCAGGTAATTTTTTCTTACTCGGCCACAACTTCATCTTGTTCCTCTTGCATTATTGAACCATAAGCTATTTCATATTTCTGGCGAACAAATTCTTTAAAGTCCTCATCTTTCAATAATGATTCCATAAAATCAGGTGTTTGTGTTGCATCAAAACGAATCTTGTCGCCAATTTCACCTGTCTTGCGGTCAATTTTTGCATACCAACCAGGTGAGGGTTTGGATACAAAGTTACCTTCAATTGCAAGGTCAATCAAGCCAGAATACCTGTTGATGCCGCCTTCAAATGCAACTGAAATAGGAATCTTTGATTTTTCTTTTACATAACGGGACTTTTCAACATTGATGATAAAGTTATAACCTTTAATCTCCGTACCATCTTTGTCTTGTTGACGACCAAGAATAAAGATATTATCTGAGGAGTAATAACTTCCGGTGCCGCCACCAACAATATCTTTTGGGAACATACCAATCTCTTTGTAAGTGTGATTGACAACGACCATTGGAATATCTTTGAGTGTCAGGTGTGATGTTACCATGCGAAACAAACTCTTAACTTGTTTCGCACGGCTCATATCTGCAACAGATTTACCTTCAAGTGCATCTTCTACTTCTTTCTTAGATGCTAGATTACCAATACTATCTAATACGATGATAAGTTTATCACCACGATTCACTTCTTGAAGCTGTTGCATTATATCGAACTTCAACTGTTCAATGTCAGTCAAAGGTGTGTGTAATACTCTGTCCATATCGATATCGAATGTTTCAAAGTATTTGATTGGAGTTCCAAATTCACTATCATAGAATAATAAAACTGCTTCTGGATATTTGTCCATATAAGATTTTGCCATCAATAAAGAGAAAGCAGTTTTAAAGTGTTTTGAAGGACCTGCCCACATTGTCAAACCAGGTGTAAGACCACCATCAAGTCGGCCACTCAATGCCACATTCACCATTGGCACAGAAGTCGAAACAATATCTTTTTCATTAAAGAATTTTGATTTGGATAGAATTGAACTATCTTTAATCGTAGTATTCTTTTTTAGTTTGTCTAGAAGTGACATTTTTTTTATCTCCATATGCAAAATTAAAAAAGTAACCTCATTTTAATTCTCCATCTATTTTGGTAATCTTATCTCTGGGTATGTGTTCCATTCCATCATCTCCAAAGAAAGATTCTAAACTAGGACTCATAGGTGTGTCAAGCACTTTTTTCTTCTTTGCCTTTTTGATTCTGATTTCAGATTCAGGTATTTTTATGTTTCGTAATGTTTGTTGTGATGCGATAAGAAGAAGAATGGCGAGAGGATCAAATACAATAATGATTGTAATAATTACGGTTCTTACAGCTTTATCTATAAACGATGGATCGTCTTTAGAGTAGAATAATTCGGCGATATACTTAATGGGACCTATCTCTGACGCTAACTTGTTTTCTTCTGTCATCAAAGGCAGTTTTTCATTTACAATTCGTTTTAATTCTGCCTGTGTTTCTTGTATTTGATTATCAATTTTTCTTGAAGCAGTTGCCGGGTCACCTGCTCTTTGTAACAAATACTGCAATCGGTCTTTTGCAATCTTCTCTTGTGTCTCCAATGTTTTAATTTGAACTGTGTTTGCACCAAGAATTACATTTGATTCTAAGTGCGCTTTTGAAAGATACCCAAAGATACCCATTGAAGTAATTAACATTAGTAATACAATCGCAATGCTAAAGTAATAACGCATTACTTTATTGGTAACACTCCAATTGTTATACAACCATGAGGCTGTTACCAATTTTGCAACTTCTAATATTAAACCCATCAATATAATTGGCCAAAATGAACCTGGAAAAATTTGAGCAAGACCTATTACCGAATAGAAAGCGGCAACAACAGATAAAGCAATTGCAGTTAGAAATGGTAAAAGAACATGTATCATGCTATTGTAAAATATTTCATATCAAATTTTTTTTCTAAACACCAAAAGTTCTTCATGGATTCTAACGGTCTTTCTGTTGTTCCATAATTTTAATCTAGATGGAGCAGTGCCCAAAGGTTTCTTCAAAATGACCTTATCGTAAAGACACAAACCGGCATCTTCTCCACAACGAATCATGTCAGATACAAATGGAACAAGTCGATTGACTAGTTTTCTTCCTTCTGAGTAATCTCTAAAATCTGCAACAACAAAACAACAGTAAGAGTTATCGTGCATTAGGTCTTTACATTTTTTATATACCACCTTCATTTCATGCAAAAAATCTTCATATTTTGAAATATTGCTCATATCATCTTCATTTTGAGAATATGTTTCTAAATTCCAATATGG